CTCCAGTCTTGGGCAGAAGATTTTTCCAGGTGCTGTAACAGCACCGTTTGCACCACAAGGCAGCTTGGCCGCCGGCAACCCTACCTATGTTCCTACCAAGATGGAAATGAGCCTGGTGTTATTGCCAGTGCAGACACGCAGTCAAGTCAGTCAACAATTTAGTCTCAGAGGTTTTGCCAATGGTAACTTGCTTAAAGGAGGATTCTGGTAATGGCCAACACATACGACTCAACCAGTCCTTATTTTACCACGGGCTACACACAGTTCTATCTTAACCCAATGGTCAACAGGCCTATACCAAAACTGCCAGACGATCAGCAGATGGTGATAAATTTAACCTATCAATATAGGCCAGATCTATTGGCACTTGACTTGTATCAAACACCAACCTTGTGGTGGGTATTTTATCAACGCAATCCCAACACGCTACAAGCGCCGCCTTTGGATTTCAAAGCAGGAACTACCATTTATCTTCCTACCATAAACACACTGCGCGATACATTGGGATTCTAACATGGCCACACAACTTTTGATTGGCGGTGAACTTTATGTACCAGGGCAACCTTTGTCTTTAAAACAAATGACGGCGATCCAGTTGAGCATTCAACTGGGCAATGACACATATTCTGGGGCTGCTCCTGGAACATTAGAAGCACAGGCCTATGCTCAATTTGTGGCACAAGGCGGTCAACAATTTATTGCCAATGCCATTACCACAGGCGCACTGTCTACAGCCAGCTCAGGAAACTTGGTCAGGGAAGACCAGTTGGCTACGGCCACAGGATCGTTACCACAGTCGCCAGATAACCCACAACAAGTCCTGCGACCCGACGGTCGCATAGCCACAGTGCCAGACACTACATCTGGTACCAATGCTACGCCACCAGGTGATTCTGCCACAGGTGTTCCTAATGTAAATCAAGGACTGGATGCACCAGTTAGACCTCTTAGTCAAACACAGGCCACTGGCGGTCCCGGTAGATTAACACAAGCACAATTGGCTGCCGCACAACAATTTGCTGGCAGTGGATCAGGTTTACGTGGCAACGGTGTAATTTCATCCCCTGACTTGGCGGCTCCTCCGGCCAACACACAAATAGGTGCCGGTGCCTCAGGAGAAGATTCTGGCCAAGCACGAACTCCAAATGCAACACAACAAGAAATCAATACAATTTTCAGTAATTCACCAATAACACCCTTGCCAAATGTGTTGGATCAATACGCCAGTTACACCTATGGTGTTTCTCTTTATCTCACTACTAAAGAAGCCTATACAACTATGGTCGCCACTGGGAGAAAAAATCTAACCGGTTGTGCGCTGTTAATGCAAAGTGCAGGCATTCCTACAGGAAGTCGAACACCCTATTTTGGAAACGATTATTACATTGAAACAGTTAAACTGCAATCTAAAATAATGGGCAAAGGAACAGGATCAGGCCACAATGTGGTTGATATAGACTTTACCATAACCGAGCCCACTGGTATCACTCTTATTCCTAACTTGACCAAAGCGGCGCAACAATTTTATCCAGATGTAGCAACTAAAAAAAGTTTGTCCAGTATTGTATATCTAATGGTCATACGATTTTATGGCTACGATCAAAATGGCAACTTGGTCAGAGGTGCACCAGGCAACCTCAACAGTGCCAACACAAATACAGATGCCAATGCGTTTGTAGAAAAATTTTTCCCAATCCAGATCAAAGACATTAAATTTAAAGTAGGTAGCAAATTGGTCGAATATGATGTCAAGGCCGTTGGAGTGCATTACAACATCAACGTGGGTTCTAAACGTGGATCTATTCCTTACAATATTGAACTTAACGGCCAATCTGTGAATGATTTAATAAATGGCGGTTTAGATGTTGCAAACAATCCAAATCGTCAAGATGAAGAACGAGATCGAGAAGGATCAAGTAATCCTCCAGCTCCAGCCAATGCTGCTGTAATTTCAAGAGGAACTATTCGTCAAGGACTAATAACTGCACTAAACAATTATCAACGTGAGTTATCGGGTCCTGGCGCTGACTTTCCATACACCTATCCAGATGTTTATTCTGTGGAGTTTGCCACTGCAGCATTAAAAAATGCCAAGGTAAAAAAACCAGGGAACATTGATCGAAGTAAAACTAGTAACGCTGTTGGCACAACAGCTGCTGATCAAAAGTTAGGTAGTAAACAGAGTGTAGACACCAACAGTCGGACGCAGGGCGCAACAGCTGGTATGCAGATTGTGCAACTGCTGGATCAAATTGTTCGTAATAGTTCTTATCTTGAAGACCAACAGTTGGTTACCTATGATCAAAAAACTGGACAACTATTAAGCAATGGAACAGCCGCAAAAAATGTAGCTTGGTTCAAAATCAATCTTCAGGCCACACCGCAATTTGACAAGTACGACCCCAAGCGAAATGACTTTGCTTATAATATCAAATACATCATCAGTCCATACCGCATTGCACAACTCAACAGTCAATACTTTCCTAAACCAACTTTTACAGGAGTGCAAAAAGAATACAACTATTGGTTTACTGGTAAAAACACTTCGGTATTAAATTACGAAGAAACCTTGAATAATCTATATTACCTAACCTTGACTGGCATCAATTTTAACAAAGCAGGTGCAGGGTCAGGCAAGGCGCCTGAGGATCAAATTCAACAAAGTCATCAAACACGAAGCACAGAAAGCAGTCAAGGTGCCGATGGCAAAACCAATGAACCTGTGGCCAATGCTGCTGAACAATTGTTTAATCCAGCAGACTTTAAAGAAAGCTCAATAACCATTGTAGGTGATCCGTCCTGGTTACAACAAGGGGAAGCATTTGTTGGACGCCCAATTGGTAGTTCTGATTATTTTAGTTCTTTTTTAGCTGATGGCACAATAAATTTTGATGCTGGACAAATTTTGTATCGTATTGCATTCAACTCAGCTGATGACTATAATCTCAATACTGGATTACAAACAATCACTGGCCAAGCAGTTTCTTCAACGTCTGGTGCCGGCACTGATGCTACTGCACTGACTGGTCGCGCCGGCGGACCAGCCGCAATTAATAGAACATTTATTGCCAAAGAATGTTATAGCACGTTTGCCAAAGGTAAATTTACACAAGAAATCAAAGGCAGTATACTGCTAGAAAAAACCACAGCAGACAATGCCGCAGCTGCAGCTGCTACAGAATTTCTTCAACAACAGGCCATTACTGCTTTGAGTTCTGGTAGAGTCGGTGCTTCTGCAACTGCAGCCATTGGCGGATTTGCAATGCCAGCTTGGATACCAACCACGGTCAATGGCGCAGTTGGCGCGGCAACAAACGCTGCTGTAAATTTCTTGGCACAAAACGTATTAGGCGGCCAGTCAACAAGGCCATCAGTTCTTCCAGGGCTACCTACTAGCAGTAATCAAGTAATAGGTATATTAAACAGCTCAATAACCTCGCCATCAAAATTAAACAACACAGTGAATACCGCAGGAGCAGCCGCTGTAGTAGATCCATATTATGGATTGACCGCTGAACAACGAGCGGCTTTAGGTAATGCCGACCCTACTGATCCTTATATTCGTGCCAGACTGGGTATACCACAAATTGCAGACATTGAAAGGCCACCGGTTGTAAACCCGGTAAGTAATCAGACTATGGCAGGCACAGATGATTCAGGTGATTCGGCATCAACCAGTGAATATCTGTCTGCCGGAAACAATGAAACACCACGTCTGTTGGATGCTCCACAGAGCACACCAGCAGATTTAAATGATTTTTTCGGATAAAGCATGTCAGAGAATACGCAAAGAAGTCGAGGTCGCCCAGAGAACTACAAATTTGATCGTGGTGGCATGCCTGCGGAAATGGGTCCGTTTATTGGCACAGTGGTCAACAATGTAGATACTACCCGTAGTGGACGACTACAAGTGTATATTGATCAATTTGGTGCTACCAATAAAGACGGCACACCTAATCTAGGTGATCCTAGTTTGTGGCGCACAGTGAGTTATTGTCCGCCTTTTTACGGAGCAACAGCACCGTTAGGAACCAGTGCAGGAGCCGGCACATATCCTGGCAATAGCAACAGCTATGGCATGTGGTTTACACCGCCGGACATTGGAGTTCAAGTATTGTGTTTCTTTGTAGGTGGCGATCCTACTAAAGGTTTCTATGTAGGGTGTGTGCCAGTAAACGGAATCAATCGTATGATTCCAGCAATTGGTGCAGTAGACACAAAAGAATATGCACTATCAAGCACAGCCAAAGCGTCGGGGCTATTTGGTGATGCTACACAGTTGCCAGTAACAGAAATTAACGAACTGAACGTCGGCATTAATCAGAATCCCAAGTTTTATGATCAACAGAAACCAGTGCAAAGTGTCATTGCTGGCACATTTCTACAACAAGGATTAATCACTGATACTGTTCGTGGACCTATCAAAAGCAGTAGTCAACGAGAAAGTCCTAGTTCGGTATATGGAATCAGCACTCCAGGAAAGCCCATATATCAGGGCGGATTAAAACCAGAAACTATCAAGAAACAGTTAGAAACAGGCGCAGTTAAACCACAAGACATAGTAGTGATTGGTCGTATGGGTGGCCACACCTTGGTCATGGACGATGGTGACCTAGGTGGCAAAGATACCTTAGTGCGTATACGCACAGCCAAAGGCCATCAGATAACCATGAGCGACGACGGCAATTGTTTTTATATTTGTCATGCCAATGGACAAAGCTGGATCGAACTAGGACAAAACGGAACTATAGATCTTTACAGCACCAATTCGGTCAATGTCAGAACACAAGGCACCTTAAACTTGCATGCCGACAAAGACATCAACATGTATGCCGGCGGAAGTATCAAAGCTAAAGCCAACACTCAGCTCAAGTTAGAAGGAGTCGCAGGTATTACCATAAGTACCGCCCAGGCAATATCTATGTATGGGCAAACTCGAGTTGGAATTAGAAGTGACGGCGCATTGTCATTACAAAGTAAATCTGGCAGTTGGAATGCTGGATCAAGTTTAAATCTCAAGGCATCAGTTATTAACTTAAATGGCGGATCTGCCGCGGCAGTCAGTCCAGTGGCCAGCATGAGCGGATTCAAACTGCCCGACACGCGATGGGTAGCCAATAAAGGTTGGGTGTCTGAGCCCGGAGTATTACCAACTATTGTTACCAGAGCTCCTACCCACGAACCGTTCAAAGGACACAACAGTGGAGTTGATGTCACTACCAACTTAAATGATACATCGGCCAATGCCGTTGCCTCGGCTACGTCTACTAGCAGTGTAACGGTTCCGCGGATAGGAAGTAATACTGAATTGGCCAAAGTAGCGTTTAATAGAATGGCTGCAAGACCAGTGGTATCTCCAGTTAACAAAGCTGAATTCCTTGGAACAAAACCATCAACTCAAACGGTACCAACAACAGTATGACCACTATTTTAAACACAGGACAAGTTACAGCACTCATAGCCCAGGCACGTGCCGCCGCCGCTTATACGTCAGTTGATGCCACTGGAGAATTATTACCAGACTGGTACATTGCCACCAATGGTGAAGCGGTGTATGCCGGCACCGACATCGCCACTAGAGGAATAGGTCTCTACGGGCAAACTCCGGCTAATTTGGTTTTGGTTGGACTAATAAAACCTGCGGCATTAGATCTTATAACTGATCCTACTTTGACTCTTATTGTATTGAACTCTCCGGCTGCGTGGACCGGAGCATACAGTATCAATAGTTTAACCGACTATCTAGACGCTCCTATCTTGCAAGAACAAGTTCAAACGGCACTGTATGATGGAGCATATCAAGGGTTACTTAACTATGAAGTAATCGTCGGCGACGAACCGGCTAGATATATTGCCGCTTTCTTGCAACCTGCGGTAAGATATGGAGTTGATGCGGTTGTTGATTACTTACAAGGAACAGCAAGTTCTGATTTGTCTGCGGCGATAGAAATTGCCGCCAGACAAGGAATTTATGCCATGGATTTTGTTGCTACCTACGGTGATGAATTACTGTTGGCTCCAACTGCTCCAAGTTCCGACAACACAGTAGTTAGAACACAAATTGACCAAGCGGTTGCAGATACCATTGACAATCCTAAAATACCTACATTAGAATATGCTAATATTGCGGCTATAGAAGCCGATATTGTTGCATCAGTTGCTGCAGCTGAGTTAATAGCCAATGTTGGAAATATAAACATAACTGTATTGCCGAACAACAACGATGATGGCACTTTCCGCTTTTCACGCGGATCAAGACAAGGTTAAATACTAAACTATGCCGACATTTATTGGATTTAACACTCAAGATCAATATAAAAAGTTTACATTATTAGATGAAGACTTGGTCAAACGTGACTTGTTAAACGGATTAAACATTAGACAAGGACAACTGCCAGGCCGCCCACAATTTGGCACTACATTGTGGGAAAATCTATTTGAAAACCAATCACCTGCACTAGTTACTGCAATAGAAAATGAAATTCAACGTGTTGCTGGATATGATCCACGCATACAAATAGCGGACACACAGGTTTTCCCACAGGAAAACGGAATATTAATACAGGTACAACTGGCCATAGTTCCCAACACTACTGCACAACAATTGAGCATATTTTTTAATCAGCAACAACGCCGAGCTAGTTACGTTTAACTGCGCCGTTTTTGATTTCCATAAATACAAGAACACAGGATCATTATGGCATCTACTACAAGACAAACAGTAATTTTTGGCGTTGAAGATTGGAAAAGAATCTATCAAACGTACCAAGAGGCTGACTTTCAAAGCTATGATTTTGAAACCTTACGCAAGAGTTTTGTAGATTACTTACGTTTGTATTATCCAGAAACATTCAATGACTACATTGAAAGTTCAGAATTTATTGCCTTGCTGGACGTTATGGCCTTTATGGGTCAAAGTTTAGCATTCCGCACTGATTTAAACACACGCGAAAATTATATTGATTCGGCTGAACGTAGAGACAGTGTGGTTCGCTTGGCCAACTTGGTCAGCTATACTCCCAAACGCAATATAGAAGCAAGTGGTTATCTCAAAGTATTTTCAGTATCAACCACAGAAGATGTAACTGACGTCAACGGAATTGACCTAGCCAATGTAACAGTTAACTGGGCTGACCCTACAAACTTTTCGTGGCAAGAACAGTTCACAGCAATTATAAATGCTGCCCTAATTGATGCACAACGAGTAGGCGTTCCTGGAGCAAGAGCAACAATTCTTGGAGTCGACACAGCTGAATACAGTATTAATCTTGTGCCAGGCTACTTGCCCGTGGTACCGTACACTGCCACAGTGGATGGCATTAATATGCCATTTGAAGCAGTTACTTCTACAATTGTTGGACAAAATTATGTTTATGAGCCTAGTCCAAAGCCCAGCGGAAGATTTAATATTCTATTCCGCAATGACCAGCTAGGATTTGCCGCCGCCAATACTGGATATTTTTTCTTGTTCAAACAAGGCACACTACAAAATCAAGATTTTAATTTGGCTGACCGTGTGAGCAATCGCACGGTGGATATCAACATCGAAGGTGTCAACAACACTGATGTTTGGTTATATCAATTAGACAATGTTGGTAGTATTACCAAAGAATGGACCTATGTCCCCAGTGTGTATGGAGCAGCTGCAGAACAAACTGCTCCAGGTAGTCGCCCCTTGTTCAGTGTGACCAGTAGAACCAATGACCAGATAACATTGACCTTTGGTGATGGAGTGTTCAGTGATATTCCAGTAGGAACTTTCCGTAACTATGTTCGTGCATCAAATGGATTGCAATATATTATCAATCCACAAGAAATGCAAAGCATTGCCATACCCATCAGCTATGTGAGTCGTACTGGACAATTGCAAACTTTGACATTTACTTGCGGTATTACAACACCAGTATCAAACGCACAACCACGCGAGACTCTTGCACAAATTAAAAACAATGCTCCTGCAAGATACTATACACAGAATCGCATGGTCAATGGTGAAGATTACAACAACTTCCCACACACAGCCTACAACTCAATTTTAAAAAGCAAAGCACTAAATCGTTCCAGCATTGGCGTGAGTCGCTATCTTGATTTGGTAGACAACACTGGAAAATATTCCAGTACCAACACCTTCAGTAGCGACGGCGCTTTGTATCAAAACTATAGTTTGCCCACTTTTCAGTTCATTACACAAACTACTAACGAAACCAACAGTGTTATTTTAAACGAAGTTCAACCGTTACTAGCCAAAAGTCAAGCACAACAATTTTATTATGCACAATTTCCCCGTGCGCCATTGACTAGTTTGTCTATGAGTTGGCACCTCAGCACCAGCCAAGCTGGCAGTGCCACTGGATATTTTGTAAACAGCCTAGGAAACCCTGTGCCAATTAACGGCACTTCGTCGTCCAACGCTCAATTTATCACTGTGGGCAGCCTTGTAAAATTTGCTGCACCTGCTGGTTATTATTTTGATGCCAACAATCGGTTACAAGTTGGTTCGCCAACATTAGCTGATGAAAAACTTATCATTTGGGCCAGTCCTTTAGAAATATATCTTGATGGAACAAATCAAGGCCAAGGTAATCTTCCTAGCGGTCTAGGTCCTGTTGTATTAAACCAGTATGTGCCCACAGATGCAATAGCTGTCCAGGTTATACCTATTTTTGTTAAAGAATTGCCAACTAGCCTGCAGACCAGTATGGCCGAACAAATTGCGCTGAAAAGAAATTTTGGTTTAGGTTATGATAGTTTAGGAAACATTACTGGCACTGCTGGTACATGGTACCTAATAACCACAACAAATTTAAACGTTGATGCTGCTTGGAGCCAGGCCTATGCCGGCAATACATCTGGTGCAGGATTAGACGCAAGTTGGTTTGTTGAATTTGTGTTCAACAGCGGATTTTATACTGTTAGTTTCCGTGCGCTTGATTATTATTTTGGAAGTGTGGTTCAGACTAGGTTCTTCTTCAGTGGTGACCAGTTGGTATATGACAGCAGAACTGGCACAACTATTAGCGACTTTATAAATGTGTTAAAAACCAATAGTCAGCCTACCTCGGCAGCACCACTAGGGTCAGACATTATAACCAAAATAGTAGGACAACCTATACAAATTGACGGCCTAGTCGATGATTATCAAGTGTTGGTCTCGTTCTCTGACAGAAACAATGATGGTGTTCCTGATAATCCAGACTTCTTCTCTGAGATCATTGGACCTGTACCCAATCCTGCATCAGCCGGTAGCCCATGGGTATTTTTAAAACGCATTGTGGATTTTGATAATTTGCAAAGATATGTGTTGATTGATTCAGGAATAGTCAACAGCCAGTATGCCACAGAAAATGATGTGTTAGTAGTCATGGCTGAATATACGCCTGGACAAGTGTTCTATACCTACACCGATCAAGTATTTTATATATTGGTAGCAGATGTCGCAACAGGCGTCCGTTCGTTAGCAGCAACCGATGAATACATTGCTCAAACTGGCCGCCAGAACTTGTTTTTCCAATACAGACACAATAGTCCGTTGACCAACAGAATTGATCCTGGTACTACCAATATCATTGATGTGTATGTTGTAACCAACGAATATTATATTGCTTATACAAATTACATACAAGATACCACAGGAACAGTGACTGAGCCGCAACCACCAACTCTTGATTTTTTAAATACAGCCTATGCTGGATTAAACAATTATAAAATGCTGTCTGACACAATGATCTTGAACAGTGTGCAATTCCAACCATTGTTTGGAGCCAAGGCCTTGCCCGAACTTCAAGCAACAATCAAAGTGATCCGTGCCGCACAAAGTGTGGCCAGCACTAGTGAAATTCAGAACTTGGTAGTTCAATATCTCAATCAATATTTTAGTTTAGATCTGTGGGACTTTGGTGACACATTTTACTTCTCAGAACTGTCGGGTTTCTTGCATGACAAGTTGTCCGGCATTGTCAGTAGTGTAGTTTTGGTGCCGCTTAATCAGGATAAGTATTTTGGAAGTTTATATGAAATTCGTTGCGCCCCCAATCAGATATTTGTAAATGGAGCCACTGTGCAAAACGTCGAAGTAATTACTGCATTAACTAGTACGAATATACGAACTGCTCCTGGCAGTGGAGTAATTTAATGGCCCGCACTAGATCGGTAGATTTCTTACCAGAAATCTTTCAGACCTCTACCAATAGACAAGTATTAGCCGCCACACTGGATCAGTTGATCCAAGAACCTCAGCTGAAACAAATACAAGGATTTGTAGGACGCCGTGTTGGTCCTGGAGTCATTCCGGGAGATTATTATGTCACAGAACCCACAGCAACTCGAACCAATTATCAACTCGAGCCAGGCGTAGTTCAGATCGATCCAACCAACAGTAAGAAGGTAGTTGATGCTATAACATATCCTGGCATAACTGATGCGTTGAATCTGCAAGGCGCTGTTACTCAAAATGCTGATCAACTTTATACCAGCGAATATTATGCTTGGGATCCTTTTGTAGATTTTGACAAGTATGTCAATTATGCACAGTATTACTGGTTACCAGGTGGCCCAAATGCAGTTGATGTGTTTACTGGAGCCGTGCCGCTTACTGACAATTTTGTAGTTACTAGAGACAACGGTGCTTATACATTCACAGGTGTATCTGGTGAGAATCCTACACTGACATTGGTTCGTGGTGGAAGTTATACTTTCCAAGTGGCACAAAATGAAACAAGTAGTGTCAATTTCCGTGTTTCAAACCAAGGCACCAGTGCCTGGGTAATTGATTACGACATCAATCCTACCTTGACCTTGGTGCGTGGGAACACCTACACATTTACACTGGTATCTACGCCAGCATTGCCGTTTTATATCAAGACACAACAAACACTGGGCATTAACAATTTGTTCACCGAAGGTGTTATCAACAATGGTGCTGCCACAGGAACAATTACTTTTACAGTGCCGCAAAATGCTCCGGATACCCTATACTACAATAATTCTACACAGATGAACATGCAAGGCGTGTTTACTATTGTAGACGCTACTCCTGGTACAGGTCCTGATTTCTGGATTCAAACAGACCCTGGAGTAAACGGTCGCATACCCAGCACTCCAAATATCAGTAGCCGTCTTGGACCAGTCAATGGAGTAACCAACAACGGTATTGATCTTGGCACAATAACTTTTGATGTCCCTTTCAGTAACGCCCAAGATTTTTATTATGATCTTCCTTACATTGACACCAACGGCGGTCAAGTAGGTCTCATAACTAATTTGCAATTTGATCAACTTAATAATGTGTTTGTTGATCAGTTCTTAGCTGAAAATCCTACCGGAATTGACGGTATTACAAACTTGGAAGGCCGCACGATTGTATTCACAGAACCTGATCCTGATCCTTCAGCCGGCGGCTGGCTAATCAAATCACAGTTTGACCCATTGGTTAGAACAGCACCGCCTGAAGATCCTGTGTTGGCAGGACCAGGTTCGTTTGACAGCTTGGACTTTGATCAAACCACACCAATTGCGGATGTAGCAATTCAGCGTAGTGTTTGGCAAATACAATACATAACCGCCGAAGGTGGCGGCCAGTATATGCGTTTGACCAGTGTATACGACATACCGGACTTGTATAAATTTAACATACAATTTGGCACAGTATATTCCAATACCAGTTGGTATAAAGATGAACTTGGCGCTTTCCAACAAATTCCATTGTTGGCCGCAACAAGAAATAGACTATATTATCAGGATGGTATTGATCCTGGTATCTTTGGTGAAATAAATCTCATCAATCAAAGTGCCGCTGATGCATTAGATATTTTAGATATACTTGGCAAGAAAAATTACACCAGTCCCAATGGGGTGATTTTTACCAATGGTCTTAAAGTTCAATTCATTGGATCTGTTGTTCCGGCCAGTTACCAAGGAAATAGTTATTATGTTGAAGGTGTAGGCACAGCCATACAGTTGTTGTTGGTTACAGACTTTGTAACGCCCGAGACCTACACACAAAGTAGCTCTGTACCATACGACAGCACTCTTTATGATTTTGGCAACTATGATGCCAGTTTAAATCAACCAGCAGTGCCAGACTATTTGACAATCAATCGTGCAAGCCCAGATTTAAACCCGTGGACCAGAAGCAACCGTTGGTTCCATATTAGTGTAATTGAACAATCAGCTGCATACAATAACAGTGTGCTGGTTGTAGATAATGCTTTACGAGCCCGCCGTCCTATACTAGAATTTCGAAGTGGAACTCGATTATTTGATTTTGGTACAAAAAGCAAACAACCAGTAGATATTATTGACTTTTCAAATACAGATGCGCTCAGCACAGTCAACGGAGCCACTGGGTATGGTGTTGATGGCTACAATTTAATAAACGGTAGTCGTATTATATTTGCAGTAGATGACGATCCGGATGTGCGTGATAAAATATATGTAGTGGAATTTATCACACCTGACACTGTGCCTCCGTTGCTGGCCGAACCAGTGATCAATTTGGTACCAGCCACCAATGGTAACATAGTAGTTGATAATAGTGTAGTATGTCTCAGTGGACTTACATTACAAGGTAAAAGTTTTTGGTTCAACGGAGTTAGTTGGATCGCCGCTCAGCAAAAAACTTCAACTAACCAAGCACCTCTGTTCAATATATATGACGCCAACGGTGTAAGTTTTTCTGATCCTGTTGTGTATCCCAGTAGCAATTTTAGAGGATCTAAGTTATTTTCCTATGCTCCGTCTAGCAACGGCAAAGATCCTGTATTGGGATTTGCCATCAAGTATCTAAGCCTATCAAACATTGGCGACATAGTGTTTGACAACAACTTATATACCGACACTTTTAACTATACTATAGATAGTGTAGGGTATACTAAAAATATCAGTTTGGGTTTTGTTCGAGAATATCTGGATCGACTTGCTTATAAGCGTGAATTAGGATGGCAAACAGCAGCGGTTCCAAGTCGCGCAAGACAGCAGTTTCAGTTTAGCTATGATGGGCGCCCGTTGCAACTCGATGTTGCCGCTTTGCCAGATACTACAGTTCCGGGCATTCAATTATATGTAAGCAGTGAATTCCAAGAATCCTACAAATATTCAGTAGCGACAACAGACAACAGTACCACAATAACCTGGGTAGACGCAAAATACAACAATGGCACAGTATTTGCCGCCGGCGACGTTGTCGAAGTTCTTGTGCTGAGTGATCAATCGAGCAAAGTGGCATTCTATCAAGTTCCTATTAACCTTGAAAATAATCCACTCAATGTTAATAGTCCATACTTTACTGTAGGCACTGCAAGAACACACTACGAATCAATTTGTGAAAACTTGTTGGGATTAGTTGGCCCAATCAATGGAAATAATAATACTCGAGACCTAGGTAATATCATACCTTACGGCACCAACATTATACAAAATAGTTCGCCAATGACCCTGGCTGGTTATTTCATGAGGTCAAAGCAATATAATATTTTTGATTCATTGGCCTACAGCAGTAGAGAATATGAACAGTATAAAGCACAATTGCTAAATGCGGCTGTGACTACGGATTATACAAATTATACAGTTCCAGCAATGTTGACAGCTATTGTTACGCAGCTGGTTGCTGGACGCACCCAAACGAATCCGTTCTATTGGACAGATATGTTGCCGGCTAATCCGGTGTATACTACAACCACTACAACTTATTCACAGATTTCAACACCGACATTTAATCTTAATACCACCTACAACTTTACCAGTTCAAATTATCAGAGTGTATTGGTCTATGTCAATGATGTTCTTTTACAGTCTGGCTATGACTATGTTGTCAGCACCGACACTCCTACATTGACTATAACCGTGCCACTGTCAGCAGGCGATGTGATTGTTATTCAGGAATATGCCACTACCTATGGAACATTCGTTCCTAATACTCCTACCAAGTTAGGACTGTATCCTGCGTTCCAACCCAAGATATATTATGATACAACTTATGTTAATCCCGCCTGGGTAATTCAGGGACACGACGGAAGTTTAACATTGGCATTTGGTGATTTTAGAGATCAACTGCTGTTGGAGTTTGAAACTAGAATTTTCAACAACTTAAAAATTAAATCTGAAATACCATTGACCATAACTGATGTCACTCCTGGACAGTTTAGATCTACTGGATATAGTCTTGCTGAAATTAATCAAATACTAGCACCTAGCTTTTTAAACTGGCTGGGCTGGAATAAGCTGACCTATTCAGAACAAACTTACAATTCCGCAAATCAATTTACATGGAATTACAGTGCCGCAGGCAACAAGCTCACAGGGTCAACTACTAGTAGCGAATCGCCTATGCCGGTTGGCGCCTGGCGTGGCATCTATCAATATTTCTACGACACACCAACTCCACAGGCCACACCATGGGAAATGCTAGGCTTCAGTCAAGAGCCTACCTGGTGGACTGAAGTGTATGGTCCTGCTCCTTATACCTCGGGCAACTTGGTGTTATGGGATGACCTAGCTGCTGGAAAAGTCGCAGATCCTGCAGGCACATACTACAGACCTAAATATGCTCGCCCGGGCTTGGCCCAAGTAATTCCCGTTGACAGTGAAGGCCAATTATTAAGTCCGTTTATCAGTGTAGTAGGACAATATGATTCAAGTCAATGGCAAAAGAGCTGGGTGTTTGGTGATGAAGGCCCGGTTGAATACAGCTGGCGCACCAGTTCTGCATTTCCGTTTGCGGTCATGCGATTGTTGGCACTTACACGCCCTGCTAAATTCTTTAGTTTATTTGCTGACAGAGACCTTTACAAGTATGATGCAGATCTTGAACAATTCTTATATAATCAACGTTATAGACTAGATGCCAATGGCGTAGAAGTCTACGGCAACGGTCTTAGTAAAGCCAGCTACATTGATTGGATTGTTGATTA